CAGAGGCATGGCCTGGCGTAGACTTCGAGTTCTTAGATAATCTAATACCTCTTATGACTATTCTTGGTAAGCAAGTAAACTTAGATCTTACACAGGAAGATGTAGAAGGTATGTTTGACGATTTAAACATACCTTTATCGGATATAACTAATAACTTAAAAACTTTCTTTGAGCGTATGCGCGATCGTCTTCTAAAGGACAATGAAACCTTAAAAAACGAGTAAAGGCTCATTCAGAAATAACTGAACCTGATTGGGCCGATATCTTTATAGTGGTGATGCGAGAGTATCCGCAATACCGTATACAGGATATAGAAGAGTTAACAGATTCGCAGCTTACTATCTTATTAGATAAGGCCGCTGCCTATCGTAAAGTGTTACCTATTGCAGAGGTGACTTTAACACAAATAAAGAGTGTACTGTTTGCAGCTTTCGAGGTTAAAGAAAAGGAAAAGGAAGATGGTAAGATAAAGACTTCTATGCCTTTGTTAAAGATGTCTGAAACAGAAATAAAAGCGTATGAGAAGGCAAAGTATCCTTCTCCATTAAATAAATGGTTGCGTAACTATAGAAGAGGTAAATAATGGCGACTCTTGGTTCTAGCTTATCTGGTGCACTTTCTTCTGGAGGTGGTTCTACTTCTGTAGGCTCTGTAATAGCTTATGTGCAAGCAGATACTAGTAATCTTAATGCAGGTCTTATGGCGGGTGAACGGCGCGTAGCTACTTTTGCACGCCGCATTTCTGCTAAGTTGCGTACTGCAGGTACAGCTTTTAAGATGGTAGGCATGCAAGCTACTTTAGTAGGAGCTGCTGTCACAGGCAGCTTAGTGGCTATGACTAAAGGGTATATGGATTTTGACGATGCCATGCGTCATGCTACTTCTATTAGTAATGTAACACAAGCACAATTCGAAACTATGTCGGATATGGCAGAGCGAGCTGCGGTGCGTTTAAACACCTCGGCGTCTACAGTCGCTGGTGCCTTTTACTATCTAGCTGAGGCAGGTCTAACAGCTACTGAACAGATGGGGGCCTTCGACACTGTAGTAAACTTTGCTCGTGTTAGCTCTATGGATGCTGCAGAAGCTACTGAAATTATGGTTAATATCGTAAGAGGTATGAACTTATCCTTTGAGGAAGTAGCAAGGGTTGCTGATCTTATTACTGCAGCTGTTATTTCTTCTAATCAGAATCTAAAACAGTTAGGCCACTCTATGTCTATGGTGGCCTCTATTGCGTATGAAACACATACACCGTTAAACCAAGTAGCAGCTTCCTTTGGTCTAATGGCCAATGCAGGTATTAAAGGCACTAGAGCTGGTACAGCTATGAGGCGTGCTATGGTTAACTTTATGGCGCCTTCTAGAGAGATGACTTCTGTACTGCAAGCGTACAACATTAAAATTCGTGATGGTAATAAAGTTATGCGTCCTTGGGTTGATATTGTAATGGAGATGAGTTCTAAGCTTAAGGATGCTGATGAGCAACAACGAGATTATGCTTTTGCTACTTTAATGGGTGTTAGGGCTCTTACAGGACAGTTAGCTGTCTTTAGAGACCATGGTAAAATTGTACAAGCTTACTCAAAAACATTAGAAAATGCTGCAGGTACATTAGATAGAGTTTTAAAGAAACAGATGGCTTCCTTGAAGAACGTAACAGGTTCTACAATGAAAGAGTTAGGTATACTTTCAAGACATGCTATTGTTACTTTAGAACCTGCTATGAGAGGTGTTGCAGCGGCTTTAACTCCCGTAGTACAGAAGTTAACAGAGTGGGTTAGAGTTAACCCGGAGCTGACTGCCTCTATTATGATTAACACTGCTAAGATAGGTTTAGCTGCACTTGCGGTTGGTGCTTTATCTTTTGGTCTTGGTAGTCTTCTACAGTCGCTTTCTTATCTTATACCTGCTGCCGTTGCGGTGGGTAAAGTTTTAATACTGCCTTTTACCGCTTTAATAGGTCCAGTAGGCGTGGCCATCGCAGCTATCGCGGCTATAGGCTTTGCTGTTTACTCTCTTAGAGCTAGTTTTATAGCTAATTTTATGGGTATAGCGGATATGCTAAAAAGTTGGGCTGATTGGTTCAAAAAGGTGTGGGCAACAATAGTTCCTTATCTCATGCCTATATATCAGTGGATGGTAGATAACTTTGGTACTACGTTAACAGCTATGGGGAAACAGTTAAGAATCTTTATAAACGGTGCTATGGGCCTCTTCAAAGGGTACTGGGATTACTTAAAAGTAGGGTGGGAGACAGGCAGCTATAAAAAAGCTTGGCAGGCTTTGAACAATGGTATGTCCGAAGCTATTGACGATGACTGGCTTAGTAAAGCTTTCGAGGGTATGGATAAGACAGTGCTGGCAGGGCTGCGTGACTCTGAGAGTGGAGTCGCAGCTTGGACCTCTGCTATTCCCGCGTACTTCTCTGACATGTGGGAGACCATTGCTGCACAATTCGCAGCTGACTCGACTAAGCTTGCAGCCCTTGTTAAGGAGAAGGCACCTGGTTTTACTGCGTTTTTGAAGATGCTAGAAGATATTAAAAACTTTAAACTGCCTACACTAATAACGCCTATAGAACCTGATAAAGATAAAAAGCTGGGAGGGAGTACAGAGAGTGGTAGTGTATCTAAACCATCCCCTTGGTGGTTTACGGGTATGCAACGCTACAGTGATGACATACATGAAAAGTGGCCTACACTAACTGCCTTTATGGCAGACACTATGGTAGACACTATGGATTCTATCCAAGGCTCTATGTCAGAAGCTTTTGAAGGTATGATGATGAATGCTAAGAGTATGAAAGAAGCTATGGTGGGTTTTGCTAATGAGATAAAGCGCGCCTTTGTAAAGATGTTAACAGACGTAATAGCTCAGCAGTTAATGCTGGCAGCTACCAAGAGTATAGTATCTTTCTTTCCTAGCTTTGGTAGTTTTGGCGCAGCTCCTGCAGCTGTCGCAGCTCCTGTAGGTCACAATGGTATACCCGCTTTTTACTCGCCTCCTAGATTACACAAAGGCTTAGCGCCAGATGAGTTCCCCGCGATCTTACAGAAAGGCGAAGAAGTAGTACCTAAAGGCGGTATGAGCCAACAACTACCTACTATCGTAAATGAAATAAAAGTTATCAACCAAACAAGTACTCCCGTGTCTGCTACGAGCTCTACTAGCCAGTTTGATATGGAACGTATGGTAACTACTATAGTACTTAAAGACAGTCGTCAGTACGGACCTCTTAAAAGCGCAGGAGTAATTAAATAATGGCATCAATACTTTTTCCAACCTTAGATTATGAGTTTGTAGAAGAGCTACAAGAAGACTTAGCAGCCGATCCCACTATCCGCAACGAAACCGAGGACGGTAAGGTTCTGACCAGGATTAAATTTACCACCGCTTTGCGCACCTGGACCTTTTCACTTCGTATGTGCCCAGCGACTATGTGGGCTACTTTACGTGCTTTTGAAGTAGCTGTTAGTTATGGGTCTACGGAGTTTGTATGGATTCATCCTTTTGATTCTATAACTTATATGGTTAAACTTAAAGCTCCTTTACGAGGTACACAAGAAGCTAATACTAATTACTATAGAGTTGTTATTGAACTCGTAGAGAGCTACCCTTCATCTCAAGGAGCTTCTTAATGGCCTTATCCCCTAACATTATCTTAGAAAAAAACTTATCGAGCGGTACTACTCCTTGGGTAATTCTAATGAAAATTTCGTTGCCTGATGCGGCAGCTACGATTCTACGCTTTGCACAGAATACAGAAGATGTTACTTTTGATGGTGACCTCTACACTGCCTTTCCTTTTCAGCTAGAGCCTATTACACAAGAAGTAAAAGGGCAGATAGCTACCGTGCTAGTGCATATAAGTAATATAACAAGGTATATACACCCCTATCTTGAGTCCTTACAAGGCGGTATGGGTACTCGTGTACGTCTTACAGCCATCAATACAGGGAGCCAAGAAGCAGCAGACATAGCAGCCTACGAAGAAACTTCTATGGAGTTTACCGTAGTCGATTGTAGCACGGACTCTAAATGGGTAACTTTTACCTTAGGAGCTCCTAATCCGCTAATACAACGTTTCCCTTTAGATAAGTACTTAGCCGAACATTGCAACTCTTTATTCAAGGACGTAGTATGTGGTTATACAGGCGCCGCCATCTCAGGTATAACTCTTACGGGAACTGACCCAGTAGTGATTACTACCACCGCTGTTCACGGCATGATAACGGCTGCTATTGTTGATTTTGAGAGCATACTAGGAACTACTGAGTTAAACGGAAATGCGTATGCTATCACATATGCAGATACTACTTCCTTTACTCTAGATGGTACGGATAGTTCTTTGTTTACAGCGTATATATCAGATGGCATAGTAGGCCATGCTTCATGCAATCGTAATCTATCTGATTGCTATTTACGTAATAATAGTGCACGCTTTAATAACTTTCCAGCTTTACGTTCTGGAGGTGTTAGATTTGCCTACTAAAGTAGAATATGACGATTTATTTGGTAAACGCTTTGAACCTGGTGCTGTAGGGCCGGATGCTTATGATTGCTATAGTTTATGCGCTGAGATACGTACGCGTGCAGGTAAAGAACTGTCACTGCAAGAAACACTATGGGCTGAGGACTTTAGAAACATTAGGCTCCGCCATGCGCTAATTACAGAAGGTAAGAAACGGTTCGTACAGTTAGAAGGACCCGAACCTTTTTGTTTAGTGTGCTTTAAACTACGCCCTCCTTATGTCACGCATATGGGTGTAGTACTTGCAGACTGTAGACAGTTTATACACATTACTAAAAAAACAGGTATAACTGTAGAGAGCATTACTAAAGATCCTTGGTTAAGAAAGATTGATGGCTTCTATGAACACATTAGCTAAAAAACCTAAAAGCATACAAGTACTAGATGCGCGTAATCCCTTTAAGAAGCATGAAGGTGAGTTGCTTACTCTACCGCATAAAGGCGCTACTTTAGCTGAGCTACATCAACAAGTAGTTACACGCGATATACCCGTTGCAGCCTCTATCAACGGAGTCATTATTGCACCTGAAGCGTGGGCAATTACAGTACCTGCTCAAGGTGATTATGTAGTGTTTGTACCTATACTACGCGGCGGTGATGATGGCGGTAAATCTGTTTTGAGCATTTTTGCTTTTATAGCCATTCTGCTTGTAGCTCCCTACTTAGCAGGTGCACTTCTTCCAGGAGTTGCAACTACCTCTGCTTTATATATGGCTGTGAATGCTACCATAATGGTTGTAGGTGGTGTGCTAGTATCTTCTTTGTTAGCTCCTACGGCGCCTAAGACACCTTCTATGGATGCACTATCTAGTTCTCAAACTTACGGCTGGAATCCTGCTACTAAACAGCAACAAGGAACTTGTAAGCCTAGGTTTTATGGTAAGAATAAAGTATATGGAAATGTAGTGACAGCTTATACTTCTACAGATGAGGCTGATGCCACTAAACAAACTATGAATATAGCTCTTGCTTTAGGTCACGGACCAATTAAAGGCATCACTCAAGCGGACGGTATTAACTACGATATTACTATAAATGATCAGCCTGCACAGTACTACGACGATATAGTGATGGATGTAAAACTAGGCACTAATTTACAAACAGTACTATCTCCAGGCGGTATTGATATAATACCTACTCCAGAATATAGGCCTAATCGTAAGGTGGTGTATGGTACTCCTTATATCTACTCTGTACCTGATACTGATTATAGCTCCTTAGAGATTGAGCTAGCCTTCCCTCGTGGCGTGTATAACGCCACTACAGGTCCTCCAGCTTCACACACCGTAGATTACCAAGTAGATATTAGAGAATCAAGCGGTGCTTGGGTCACTTTAGTAGCTGACTCCTTCTCTGATAGTAGGGTGCAAGGTTTACGTATTTCTTTCTTGAATACAGAAACCTATACAGGAGGTGCTGCAGTTCCTATAACTAGGGGTACTAAGTATGAGATAAGAGTTCAAAAGACTACGACGGATAAAGGCGTAACTTATGGAGATGAACTTCGGCTACATGCAGTACGTGAGATCCTAGGCACGGGCTTTACATCACCTCTTACAGCTCTACTAGGGGTTAGAGCTTTAGCTACCTCTCAGCTAGCTGGTGCTTTGCAGGTTACATGTATTTTGGAAGGCTCTGTAGTTGATGTGTATGACGGCACTGTTTGGTCAGTAGAGTACTCTGAGAATCCTGCTTGGGTACTGTGGGATGTTTTAACGGATCCTATCATTACAGGAGAGTCTGCTGGTAACTACGTTGTAAACTCTTATAGAGGTATGGACCCACTATTGTCGGACGCAACACCCAGACTCGATTTAGAATCTTTCTATCTTCTAGCAGCTTTCTGTGACACACTTGTTGATGACGGAGCTGGAGGAACTGAAAAGCGCATAACATTTAACGGCGGCTTTGACGTAGAGTTCACTCGGTGGGAAGCTGCTCTGAAAGTAGCTGAAGTAGCTCGTTGTGCTCTTATCTGGAATGGCTCTACTATTTCAGTAGTAGTAGATAAGTCTGAAGTACCTTCCGCATTGTTTACGGTGGCTAATATACATAAAGATTCCTTCAAGGAAACATATCTGTCTACAACAGATAGGGCTTCTGAAGTAGAAGTATCCTATAGAGACCAGTATCAAGACTATGAGAGAGTTCCTTTTACTGTGTACGATGCTGACGCTGGCAACCCTGCTAATAAAGTAACCTTAGAGTTGATGGGCACCACTAAGCGCAGTGAAGCTTGGCGTGCCGCTAAGTATCGCTTACTCCAAAACAAGTTACTTATACGAACTATTCAATGGGACGCCGACATTGATGCTATATCCACCGCTATTGGGCGCGTTGTATGGTTCCAACATGACGTACCTCAATGGGGTATAGGCGGAAGAGTTGTAGCAAGTGATGCTAGTACTATTACTATGGATAAAGATGCTACTATTCCGGGTGGTGAGACGTGGAAAGTACTTGTACGTACGTATGACCCTATTACTGAAGCTGAAGTGTATAGTGAACGTACTATACTAAGTATCGTAGATAGAGTGGTGACTGTAGATACTGTCTTTACGGTACTACCTACGGCTAATGACATATATACTGTGGGCCTGTCTACACTCTATGCTCTAAAAGTCAGGATCACTAAGATATCTCGTAAATCGGATCTGACTGCCACCATACACGCCATCGAGTATAACGAGGATGTGTATAGTGCTGAGGGAGATGTAGAAATACCTGATATAAACTATACAGCGCCTGATTCACAAGGTAGGCATGTTATAGATAGACCTACCCGTAGAGAATTAAATACTCGTTTTGCTTCCGTAGTCAACACTATTCCTAAGGGCGTTACTTTCGATGTACCAATGCCTTATAATATACTAATAACAGATGCTTCACCCACAGCTACAGAGGTTGCTTGGACTGCTGATAATGGTACGCTACCTATAACTGTAGTTTATCGGGGTACTTCTTATACTATAACTCCTTCGCACTCTGCTAAGAAGTATATTTACTGGAAGCTCGCGTCACCTACTGCTTTCTACAGTACTGACTCTGAAGCTACTGCCTTAGCTGCAGGCAACTGGATTATGGTGTTTAATGAGGCTGGTGTAGCCACTCTAGTCTTCGGGCGTAAGCTAATCCACGGTGGTCTTATCCAGGCTGACACTATTACAGCTTCTCAAATTGTATCAATAGATGCCTCACAAGTAGACAATTTACCGGGCAGTACTCCTGGGGAAATAGATTCCTTTGCTAAATTGATGCTTCATTTTGACGGGGAGGATGCGGCGGTTGTCACTACTGACGATTCGCTGGTCCCTCATACAGTTTCTTTTGTTGGGGATGCTCAACTCGACACTACTCAAAAGAAGTTTGGTGATTCAAGTCTCTTGCTTGATGGCACAGGCGACTACTTAACTGTTCCTGGTAGTGATGATTGGGCTTTCGGTAGCAGTGATTGGACAATAGATTGTTGTATTAGATTTACAGTACTCCAAACCTGTGCATTATGTTCACAATGGGTAAGTGCTACGGATAGATGGTATGTATTATTTGTCTATATAGCAAACACAATCAGGGTGTACTTTAGAGTGAGCGATACTGGAGTTGCTCTATATGACTTTGATTTTTCAACCGTTAGTATCAATACTGATTATCATATTGCATTAGTGAGAAATGGAACTTCAATTGACTGCTATGTTGACGGCACTGCATTATCTAAAACTGTTACCATAGCAGTTGCAACAAATGATTTAAGCACACCAGGAGCTGCGTTGTTTATAGGCAACATCGCTTTAACCAGTAACTTTTTCAGCGGCTGGATTGATGAATTTAGAATAAGCAAAGGTATTGCTCGTTGGACTACAGACTTCACGCCAAAAACTTCTGCTTACATTTTATCAGGTGATGGGACTGGTACTATTGTTGATGGTTGGAAGAAAACTGGTACTACCAAAATACAAGGCGGTCAAATAGAAACTGATTCTCTTTCTGCTATTTCAGCTAACTTAGGAAATATAACCTCTGGTGAAATTATCCTTTCCTTGGGTGGTAACACTAGATTAAGAATAGACACTAACGGCTTATACGTATCTAATAATTCAGGAACGGATTGGTCAGAAGTTATTAAAAATGATAGTGGTACTGTTAAGATGTATGCAGACATTTTAGAAGTCGGAGAGATTATTACAGAAAAACTTGCAGACAATGCCGCTGCTATTAGTCAATCATCAGAAACTGCTGGGGCGGTAACACTGGGTTCCTCATTAACAACAATACAGACTCTTTCTACATTTCCAAGCGAAGGAAATACAATACAAGTTATGGGGTCTGTTAGAATAGATAGTAAAGGGTCTTTTACTGATTCAGTGGTTATTAGTCTTTACAGAGGTTCCACAAAAATTTGGGAGAGTTCTGATTTAACTGTTAGTCCATCCGCCGATTTTTATGTCACCTTGTCGACAATAGATACACCAGGGGCTGGGAATCAAACTTACTATATAAAATGCCTTGCTGTAGCTGGGGGCAGGGCGGAGGCAAAAGAAAGAAAACTATACTGTGAGGAAACTAAAAAATGAAAAAGTATATTGTTTATGATAAAAAGGGTAGCATACTTAGAACGGGCCAATGTGCAAATGAAAGCCTTAAAGCCCAAGCGTGTAAAGACGAGTTTGTCACAGAAGGCATCGCTAATGATTTAACTCATAAAATAAAAAATGGAAAAGTGGTTGATAGATAAGTGGAAAGGGTATGTAATGAAAATTAGAATAGAAATAGTATTACTATTTGTGCTACTGTTTTGTGTTCTTGGTATGAAACAACTGAGTAACAGATTCCAGATGGAAGTTGTTGGCTCTAAAAGCAAGCCTGGGGATTTGCCGTATGAAGTCCAATTAGTTGTGATGGATAGAGAGACCGGAGAAGTGCAAATTGTAGAATTAAAGTCCCCAAGAGGAGAGGGGTTCAAGTAGAAAAATAAGAATAGAATGTAAACTCTTTAACTGGAAAGGAAGGGTGTGACAAAGATAGGTAGAGACAAAAAATCTTAAACTTCTCGTCAGCGCCTGTGTGGGCGTCGTCATCTCCTGACAGGCCATTCTTAACCGGGTGGCCTGTTTTTATGTGCATATACTACAAGCAAGCAAGCTTATAGCGGCCTTAATAAAACTCAAGATCCGCGTTTTAGCCTATGATCTTGCGGGCTTAAAACGCCGATCTTGAAATATCAACCCCGTAAGTAGGGGGGCACGTGCACACGATTTTTAATATTGATCTTTTTCAGGACGAGGAAAGTTTAATTCTGCTGTTTCTCCATAAACCTCAAAGGCAGCTTCGTCTCTTGCTATGGCAGCAGCTTCTTCATCAATGTAGTGTCCTACACAAGTATACTTACCGTGTAACGATAAGTAGGCACGCCATCTGATACCTGTTTTTATTTGTATCCTAGTCACACCTATAAACCTAGACGACTTAGCTGTAGGCCTATTAGCAGCATTACCTGCTACTGTAACCAGTCTTAAGTTCTCAGCCAGATTATTTAGACCATCTCTATCTTTATGATCGACAATCATACCTTGTGGAGCATCGATGACTAAGCGGTGCATAACAAGTGTACAAGTAGCATGATAGCCGCCTGACTTACTCCTTATAGCGTGCCACTTTAAATCTGATAGTTTTATTGTGCGTTCCATAAATTCTTCGTCTACCTTTGCTACCTGATCGTGTGTGAGTTTGATCTCCGCCATAGCGAGAATCCTTTCTATGAATTATAGGTTTCCATTTTTAAGTAACTAATACCTGCACGTATACTTCTATCATTTAAAAGAGAGAAGTGGGTGTTAAAGTCAAAGTCTTTCTTTTCTGCATACTTACCTATCAGCAATGCTTCAGCTGCGTCATGTGTGTACCCTGAAGCATCCCACCCTCTTGATTCTATCCATATACGAGCTCTCCGCATCATAGCATCTTTAGGTGTTTGACCTTTCCAAGTAGAAGGACCTACACCGTACGCCCCTTTAAACTTATCGTCACAGGAGAATGCCTGGCTTAAAGCACCTGTGAAGTAGTACAGCTTCTGTATAGAGCCAGCATTCTTAGAGTCAGTACCCTTAGCTCCAAACCAATTCTCCTGCGTCTCCGTAATCATATAGAAGATCTCGTCGCCGAGGATTGAGTAGACTATATTTTCCACCGCCCTTACCATAAGGCTACAACGTGCAAACCAATCCTTATTATCCTTTTTACTATTTTGTATACTGCCTAGATAAGAGAGTTCTGTTATCTCATTATCCTTCATCTTAAAGATGGCTATACCCAAGTTACGTAAACTAGGGTCAACTGTTACTAAGCTCCATTCCATAATAGCTCCTAAGGGTATAGTTCGTGAAGTATTTCGTTATGGTGAATAGGGTACCTCGTATATAAATCTGTGAAGTCGTCCTCACCATACTTAGGGTAGCTCATATCGCAGACGCAACGAGCGTCCTCAGCCTTCATGGCTTCCATCTCAATTTGAGCACATAAAATCTGTCCCTGTAAGTATACTAGCTTTTCTTCTTGTGTCATACTATTCTTCCTCTCTCCATCTTAATAGCGATGGAAATCTAGGTATGCCTGCTTTAGTTAGATTCTGGTATTTGATAGTGGCTATCTTACCGAGGTAGTCTTCTTTATGCTCCCAGATGTCATCTCGCATAGTGTCGGATAGACCAGTACCTACCCGCACCAGTACATCGCTCCTCAGCTTACAAACGAGCGCTCCTAGTCTACCATAATTACGACCAGCACCTTCTTCAAAGCCGACTACCTCACCTTCGACGTCTTTCCACTCTTTCATCTTGAGTAAGTAGCGTGAGCGTTTGTCTATTTCATACACACCAGTATAGCTTCTAATCATAAGACCTTCAAAGCCCCAGCGTAAGAACATCTGCATGCACACCTGTACTTGTTCTAGCGTGGTACAGAGATAAGTAGGTACTAATCTAATTCGCGTACAGTACTCTGCTACTTGTTCAAAGTGCTTACGCAAAGTTGTCAATCTAAAAGAAAAAGCAGAAAGAGGATCTAATATGTCATACACCCAGTACTCTACATCGTTGCTCTCCTTTATGTTTACCGTGCGACGGGTGGTGGACATAGTAAAATCAAAATCAGAGCCATGCGCGTATAGTTCACCGTCTAAGGGCAAAGAGGGAAAGTGTTTCTTAATCTCTGTTTGAAGCAAAGGTACGCTGACAATGGCCTTGCCTGTGCGAGTCCATAATCCACTCTCTACTGAAAGACATCTTTGTCCATCCAGCTTAGGCTGTACATAGACAGGAAGTACAAGACCTTTGTTTTTGTACTCGTGTGCTAACATTGGTTCTATATAGTCTCTAATCATGTGTGCTCCTTTCTTGAGCGTGCTTGCCGTCATCTACGGCCTTAAAATGTTTCTTAGGATGTTTGCCGAATTCAAACTCTAATAAACACATATTAGCTGCATCTACAAGATGCTCTACATTCCCGTCTTTTTGGTATCTTTCAATGCGCGTTATGGCTTCTGTTGCTATGTCATAGTTAAACTTTTTACGTTTTTCTGCAAAGGCTCCATACCTAAAGCAACCTTGTATAAGACGATTACGCATAAGCTGCTCAAATCTAGGAGACCACTCTGACTTGAGCAGAGCCTTAAAGCTTACTTGCTTTCCTTTACATACAGCTGCTTTAGTATAGCCTTTTACTATGTGTTCTCTAATCGCATCGTGCATAGACTTCATCGTAACAGTCTCCTAACTATAATAGCCCCGCCGATAATCACGGTATCAGCAACGTTATTTACTCTTTAATAATTCTGGGTTTTCGTGGATATTGCCGATGACTTCGATTTCTTTACAGCCTATCATAGTAGCAAACAACATTGAATCTCTTTTGGTTGGTGCAGGAACACGATACTTCTGCCATACAATAGA